ATATGTACCTGGTATGGTTAACCCTTACGATTACAATTCGATGATGGCTGCTAATGGTGATGATTTCTTTGAATGTCAAATTCTTTCTGAATCTGGTATTATCTTAAGAAACCCATTGTCTTGTGGTATATTATCTAATTCATAAATTTAATTGATGGCACAGGGGGTAATCTGTTTTATCCCCTCTCCCATCTTAACTTTAAAAAAATAAAAAATATGAAATTTGTATATTTTAGAGTTGCTGATGATAATGCAACAGCCTTTCCATTAAGCAAGTTAGTTGATGTTCGTTATAACGACGCAACTAATCTTGATTTGTTTTTTGAAGGTAAAATAGGAGCTGATTCCGTAGATACAGTTACTTTAACTATAAAATCAGGAACAGCCGATAATGTAATGAGAGCTTTAGGTGATTTGTTTTATAGTCACAGAGGTGCAATAATAAGAGTTGCTGACTCAGTAGATAATAAATTTGCTGATTCAAATATTACTGCTTGTGCATCAATAGCCTTAGCTAGTTAATAACCTTTAAAATTAAATAAAATGGCAAAAGATAAAATGATATTCTTTAGTGACACAGCAGACACTACAGAAAGCACAATGATACCTTTAAGTAGATTACATCATATAGATGTTGCTGATGATACTGTAACACTCGTTTTTGATACTCACCAAGATGGTACTGAAAACATAGCAGCTACAACTTCTGTTGCTTTGACAACAGGAGATGCTGATGAAGAAACAGTATTAGAACAATTATGTAAATTGTTTGCAACCTATAGAGGTGGTGTAATTGATGTGGTAACTATGCTTGATAAAGTTAGTATAGCTGAAGTTACTGAAGTAGCATAATGGTTAACGATTGGGGAGAAGCACTTAACTCCCCTTTCGTTTAAGAAATAATTAAGTGTTTAACTTTTAAAATAAATAAAAATGTTAGAAAAATTTGATGTAAGACGTTCAGCGGATAGCGATGACGTTTTAAGAGCGATGCAAGGACAGTTTAAAATTGTACAAACTGTTGGAGATGCTGATGCTACTATTGAAGACATAAAATCAGGAGGACTGGTTTTAGTAAACACAGCAGCAACAGCAGATAGAACAATAACTTTACCAGCTCCAGGGTTGGGATTGTTTGTTTCTATTATTTGGACAGTTGCTTCAGATGCACAAGCTACAATTGTAGAAGTGCCATCTGGTGCTCTATTAGGCGCTGTTTTAGCTCAAAATGGTACAGGTACTACTATAGTACAGTCTGATGGTACAGACACAAAAATTACTGTTAATGACAACATTGAACCAGGATGTAGATTAGAGTTTGTTTCTGATGGAACAAATTGGATTGTTTCTGGGACTGTATTGTCATCAGATGCTGACCCAGCGTTTAGTTAATAGTTAATTTATATATCTATCCCCTCTTCGGAGGGGGTGGGTATTATTATTATGAGCAGGTATATATTAAAAATTAATCCCGATACAGGGAAAGTAGAAAAACACTCCGTGTCCTCTCAAAAAAGAGGGAGTGGTTTATTAATTAAAAAAAGCAGGCCAGGCTTGAAATGGACACACAAGAATGGACAAAAATTAAAATAAAAAAATTATGAGCAAAAATGAACATTTAATATTTTATAGGTCAAAAAGTCCAACTAAAATGAGCTACGTTTTTTTTGGTAACTATAAAGATAAAACAGGTAAAATGCACACATATACAGATGTAAATGGTGTTGCACATAGAGGTTTTCCTAATACTTCACCTGTAATAAGGTTGAATATAAATATGGAACACCACAAGCTAGTAGATGAGTTTTTAAAAAATCATCCGCTAGTTTTAAATAATTCTTGGTTTAGAGATGACTCTATTGAAAGACAAGAACAAGAAGCTAATGCTATTATGACTTCTGCTAATGCAGTAATGGAAGCTGCTAAATTAAATATGAAAGAGGTTAGAGATATTGCTAGATTATTAGGTTTAAATCTAGATTCTAGAGATGATATCTTAAAAGCTCACATATTAAAGATAGCTGCAGAACAACCAGAAAACTTTATGTCAGTTTGGTTTGATGATAATAGACATTACAGATTGTTTGTAATGGAGGCTCAAGAAAGAGGTATTATAGTTTGGGACAAGGATACATTTAAGTATGGTTCACAAATTGTAGGTATTTCTGAAGACCAAGTTATAAAATGGTTGAAAGATAATAAAGACATTCATGCTTTACTAAAACAACAAATGAATGGTAATGGTGAAGTAGAAATGGATTTAGTTGAGCAGAAAGAATCTGCTTCAAAAAAAACAAGTAAAAAGTAATAATAAATGGCAAACATCTCTGGAATTAATGATGCTATAAATAGGGTAAGAACTATTCTAGATAGAGGTAATACTCCATGGATGTCTAACTCTGAAATAAAAGACTTTATCTCTATGGCTACTAATGAGTTCGTAAGAGAAAGAGTTAATTTATTTGGAGCCACACAAAAATTAAGAGATGATTTGGGTAATTATGTTAGGACTACAACGTTTACTTTTGATGAAGCTAATAACTCTAGTCATTGGAGTAACGTTGGTCTTGATATGGATTCTATATCTAACATTACGTTTGTTGAAGAATATTTAGGTGAAGAGGCGGGCGTTCAATTTGGTTACTTGTTGGGAATCAAAATAGAACAGATGAATGCAGTTTATGATGATGAAGGAGCAATAGTGGCAGATACATATACATCTTCTTATGATAATTGTAAAGTTATAAGCTTAGATGATGCACAAGCTGTATTAGACGACCCATATAATAAACCAGAGGTAGGTAGTTATCGAGCAGTAAAAATTGGTAACATATATTTTATATTGCCAAGTTTAGAACAAGAAGTGGAAGGTGAAACTATAATTGTAGATTATAAATTTCATGTTGACTTTGTAGCTGATAACAATGACGATGAAGAAATAAACATTGCTAGATTACCTCAACATTCTAGAGAAGAAGTTTGCCTTATTGCTGCTAGAAAAATACTTGGAACAACTGCTGATGAAAGATATCCTGTAGGGGATAACGAAATCAAAGAGTTGAATAAATAATTTGCTCCCTGCTTTGTGATGAGGGGTAAGATTCGTTCTGCCCCTTGTCTATGCAGAAAAACATAAAATATGACATTAGACGAAATAGCATTTAATATTAAAAACATTGTAGAAGGTGGTATACATGGCACTGACTCTAATATATCTACTAGACAGATAAAAGGTATGATACATTACCATAGAGCTCAGTTGTTAACTAAATACACTGATTCAGGTAGGTATCTATCAGAAAAGCTATATTCTTATAAAAGAGAGGCTATAACAGATGGATATATAGATTTACCAGAAATGGTAGGTTTTCCTAATAATAGAGCTTTAGTTAGCGTAATGTTAGAAGGGGTATCAGGCGGTGCTAATTTAAGTGACGCTACCATCGTGCCTGTGTTTACAGAAGAAGATGCCCAGTTTCATTTACAATCTAGATTTTCTCCAGTTAATAATCAAATATATGGAGTAATAGATGGTAGTCAAAGTAGAATTAATTTTTTCTTTAACGAAGGTGTAACTGAATATGAAGATGCTAATGCTATTGTTTCTATAAAATATATAGCATCTAAACCTGAAGATGGTAAGATGGGTTATCCTTTACCTGATGAGTTAGTTGCTACATTAGTAGAAACAGTATTGTCAAAAGAGTTTAATGTTATGTTAACTGTAGGAAAAGACTACACTAATAATTCAGTAGATGATAATATACAAGGAGCTAGAATTTCATTTAGTCCTCCAAGTGCTAAGCCATCTGCTAATGCAAGGTCAAGAAGAGCAAGAACTAGATAATATGAACATAAGAAAATACAAAGACAAATATGTTTTATTAAAAGATGTATTTGAAAACATAAGGAGGGACATAAAAATTAAAGGAACAACTAAAGATAGACAGTTATCTTACACAGAATACAGGTCTATTGTTGGTGGTTTCTTTGACACTTTGATAGAGGATGTAGCTAGAAATAGAGATAAGGCTAGATTACCTAACAAGTTTGGAACTGTTTATGTAAAGAAATGCAAAAACAAAAGAGCTTTTCACGTTAGGTTAGATATTGTAGAAAGTGAAAGAACAGGTGAAGTAGTTAAATATAAAGTACCTATATTTACTGATTACTACAATAAGGTTGTTTGGTTAAGGCCAGCTAGATATAAAAATTGCAAGATACTTCCTTTATCAAGATTTAAAAAAGTTATTAAAGAAGTAAAAGAATATTAATATGAATGGACAAGCTGGAAAACGTGTTAGTGTAAAAAGGGTTGTAGCAAATGTAATAAGAAATATGGAGGTTCCTGATTCTGCTAGAATGTTTCATTCTTTTGTAGAATGGGCTTTTGAAGCAGAAAGAAAAATAGGTAGCTATAAAACATTTGTAAAAAAAACAACAAGCTTAGATGTAGAAAACAAACAAGCTACACTACCAGATGATTTTTTAAGTTTAATAGATGCTAAAAAAAGTGGCAGTGCTAGTAATGATTATTTACATCAAAGTAGCGCTACGTTTCCTGCTAACATAGATAAACAAAATATGTTTTACTTTACTGAAAACACTATTAATTTATCTACAAGTGATATAAGCTCTATTGATATTACATATTATTCTGTTGACACGGACAGTGAAGGATTTCCTACTATAGCAGATAATCATGAAGATGCAGTTTCTGCATATTTAATGTACAAATATAAAGCAAGAGATTATTGGAATGGTAAATTACCAAGAGCTATTTATATTGATTTAGAAAGAAATTGGTCTAAGCTTTGCGCACAAGCAAGAGGTAATGATAATATGCCTACACCAATAGAAATGAAAAAAGCTGCTGAGATTTGGAACACTTTAATACCTATTAGAAGTACTAACGGATTACTTAATGTATAATGTCTACACCAGGAAAACCAAATATATTTACTAAAGGTATGATTAAAGACCTTGATGAAGGTCTACAACCAAAAGAATCATATAAAGACGCAAATAACATTCGTGTTACAAGCACAGATGGTGACAATGTTAGTATACAGCCATTTCCTAGTGACAGAAAAGCTATAGAGTTTACACAGTCAGTAAATCAAGTAGAAACTACTACTACTGTCTCCTATTTAGATGGTTGGTTAAATGTACCACAAGTTACATTAGGTGAAATTCAACCAAATTGGCAAACTGCTTTTAGTGGAGGATATGCTGATGTTACTCCCAATGTATCATTTTCTGGTTTTGGAACAAATAATGCAGATGGAAATGCTTTGAATGTTATTATAACATTAGAGTTAGCTCAATCAGGAGAAATAGTTTTGGTAGAAGATTTATCTGAGGTTGTAAATATTGCTGAATATTTAGGGATAGCTTTAGATTTAGATACAGCAATTTCAAATATTATAAATGATAATGAAACGCTTCCTATTGTAAGTACAGTTACTCACTCTGGTGAAGTAGGAACAGAATCAGATACTTGTGTGTGGACATTTGTAAATACAGAAGACCCAGATAATAATGTAGTCAATATGTCTATTGATTTTGCCACTCAAGCTGATATTATTGTAAATACAGATGGAATTTTTGAAGCTGCAACTTTAGAAATAGAGCCTTTAGCAAATTTAGTAGACGCTGGTATAGTTACTTTAGAAGCGCTTATGAATATGTTAAGTGGTCTTTTTAGTTTAGCAGAAGCAGCTTTAACAGGTTACTATGCTGCTATAAATTTTGGTACTTTTAGTGGTAATATTTTAAACATTCAACCACAAAGTATAAATAGTATAGTTGCTAATCTAGCAGCAAATTTAGGTATAGATATAGATAGTATTCCAAATAATATAAAAATTATAGGTCATTATGGATTTTCTGATTATTTAGTTTTATTTGCTAAATGGCCTTTGTTAGGAGCAATACAACAATTTTATGGATTGGCAGAGGCTAATGATATGATAATAAAAGTAAAGCAACAAAAAGATGGCTTGCTTTCTACACAAGAATTTGAATTATTAAATTCAACAGATGCATTTAGTATATATTTTGTAGGTAACTTAGAGTTTGATGAAAATAAAAAATTAATAATAGAGGGTTCTGAAGAAAATTACAAAGTAAGAAGATTGTATTTTACGGATACAGAATTTACTTTAAAAACTATAAATGTAGGTTTACCGCCTACTGTATATAGTCCATTTCAAAATCAACCTAAATACTTTAATTTATTTGTACCATCTGTATTTTCTCCAATAGTAGTAACAGGGTTAAGGGAAGGTGGCTCATTAGATTCTATTTCTTTTGCATATGGATATAAATATGTAACCGCAGATGGAAGAAAGAGTACAATTTCTCCTTTATCTAATCCAGCTAGTGTTCCTTCTACAAGTTTATCTACAGTAGGAGAGTTTGTAAAGGGTGGTCCTGCTGGAAACAGCACAGGAAAAACAATTAAAGGAGAGGTAAGAAATATAGACACAAGATATTCAAAAATAGAAATAATTGCTATACCATATATAGATAATGTTCCTGGAACTCCTAAAGTTTTTTCTGTAAATGCTATACCGCAAGGAGAGGTGGATGAAGAGGTTACTATAGATTGGGTGCATACAGGTTCAGAAGAAATTATTGAAGAACTTTCTATAGATGAAATAAATATAAATCAAATAGTTTGGGACACGTGCAAAGCAATGGAAACTAAAGATAATAGACTGTTTTGTGGTAATTTAAAAAATACTACTGAAACTATAGAAACAGACTTTATGTTGGCTTCATATGACAGAAACAACAAACATCACTCCCATTCAGGTGGTAATCCTAACTTATATGATGATTTAATGTATTCTATGGCTGGTTTAAAGTTTAATGGGGCTGGCGATGGAACGGATGCTATAGTAAATCCTGCGCCTGACCCTTTTGGTGTTTATTGTGAGCCATATAGCGATAGGTTAATGTATAGGTATATTAAAAATCCTTATAGTACTACTAGCGCTTTATTTAGCAATGGAAACTTAGTGGGCAATCCTCCAAATTCGTATAGAGGTATTTTTGGAGCACAAAGTAAATATTTTAATGACCCTATACCAGAGGGACAGGTAGGAGCTGGAGAGTTTGAAGGTGTAAGGGTTACATTTAGAATATTAGGGGCGGCGGGAACTCCTGAAGAATCTTTATTATTAGATGAAGATGCTAAGTTGTTACAACAAGATGTTGTTTGTTATCCACCTTTTTATAGAGTTCCTTCTACAGGAGTAGGTGGATATTCAAGAACTTATGCAAATCCAGTTTATAATTCTAATTATGTTGGCTATAGAAGAGGAGAAATATATAGATTTGGACTTCTGTTTTATGACAAAAAAGGTAGCCCTATGTTTGTTAAACCTTTAGGGGATATAAGAATGCCTGAACACAGCACAGAATATATTGTTCCTTTATATAATCAAGACGGTGAAATACAAGACCCAAGCACTGGAAATGATTCTTTTGTTCAGCCATTTCCTTATTTCTATCAAACCTCTAGAGACCCTAAAGATAATGGTTTTGAAAAAAGAAGTAGCTATCCTTCACATGATTCTTCTACAAGAGGTAATATTGTTTATCCTTATTTTGAAGTAAAGCTTAGTTCAAATACAACAGCTCAAGTTGGTGGTTATCAAATAGTTAGAGTTCCTCGTACTGATGATAACAAAACTATATTAACATCAGGTATTATAAGAAAAGTGGCACGTCATCATAACTCACGAGGTTCTGATGCTGTTGTAAATAAATTTACAAATGACACGTGGTCTTTGTTTACTCAAATGGAACAAAATGTTCAAAAATATAACGATTGTTCTTATTTTACTATAGATTCTCCAGATGCCATAATAGATAGTGACTTTGAATATAATGCTCAGCCTATTGACAGAATTAAATTAGTAGAAAGTGGTTTTTGTCAAAAACAATCTTTGGCTATGGATTTTGAAGATAGTAATTCTGGCGAATTTTCTTTAAACAAATTTGACTTTTTAACTCAATTTCTTTCAGACACCTCATACAATACTACAGATGAAGATATAATCTACTTTCAAGACGAAGATGACACAGAAGGTTATCGTGAAGAATTTAACGCTTTAAATGCTTTTGCTTCTGTATGGAAAGAAAATTACCTTGCAGGACCACAAATAGATGATGAGTTTCCAGGGCAATATTTTTATAGATTTAGAGGCTTGACTCAAAATAACTTAGGAACTTTTGCAGACCAGTGGGGTGATAATATAGACCCCCCAGTTGATGTATCTTCCTATGAGTCAATATTTGACCAAGGATATATGCGAGTAGGCTATAATACTAAATATTATAATAAAAGAGTTTCTTGCTATCCTCAATATGGATTTGCAAAAAAAGTAGGTGAAGATAACGACACAACTTGGAATAATGGAAGTTATGTAGGTAATTTTGGCGATTCACCATCTTTTGATATAGGTGAACGTCAAGAAACAAAATATTTACCTTTTGGACATTTACAAACTACATCATTTAATGGCCCTTATGCAAAACCAGACCCAGCAAGTCAAATACCTACAGAAGGTGGTGAATTTTATGAAGCTCGAATAACTTTTGGGAAGGTAATAGATACGTTTGAGACTATTTCAAGTTTAGATTTAAATGCAGACCGTGCTTATATTAATGCTAGCACCTTTGGAACTTTTAATGTAAATACATTAGAGTATTATAAAAAAGCTGTGCAAAACAGTGCAAGACCAGCTTATGCAGAAGATGATTCAGTAGGAGGTACTTATACAGAATTCCATGAAACAGCAAAAAATAATAAAACTATTTTTCTTAAAACACATAATGGACATGTGGGAAACTTACCTATAGTAAGACAAAATTTATTTGATAATAATTACTTTGAGGGTGTGAGTGGAAAAATAGGAACGGTTAGAGGCCAATTTCCAAATGCTGGTATATATTCACCAGAGGTAACGATAGCATCTATAACTAGAACTCAATCTAAAGATACTATGTACGGGGGTTATTCACCTGGTGATTTTTCAAGAAACATTTATCAAGGAACAGGAGCTTTTGTTTCTGTTGCAGATGTAGATGTTTTTAATAATACTGGAATGAATGGTTTGCATACATTTGGAGGTGATACATATATAGGTTACTTTACTTTAAAGAAAAATACCATAAAGGATGGAGAAGATAGATGTGTCCACGAGGGGTATTTAATTCCTTTAGAATGTAATTTTAATATAGCCTTAAGACATGGAACTTATATGGGTAGCGCTGCAGAAAGCATTCAATGTTTAACGAGTGATGAGTATTTATATAATCAAAGTTTTGATTCACAAAACAGTATTCTTAATTTTAGCGCTAAGCCAGAAGATTTTAAAGACATAAATGAATGGCCTAGTACTATAGCTTATTCAGAACAAAAAATACCTGGTGAGGTTCAGGATATGTATTCTGTTTTTCCTCCAAATCAAATAACAGATTTAGATTTTACAAAAGGACCTATTACAAATTTATTTTTATTAAAAGACACATTACATAGTTTGCAACATTCTGGTGTGGCTAGATTAAGTGTAAATCCTAGAATTTTAATTAAGTCAGAAGATGGTGCAGAAATACAAGCAGTAACAGGCTCACAAAATGTTTTAGAAAGATTTGATTATGTAAGCGATGTTTATGGGAGTCAGCATATACACAATATTGCAGTAACTGAAAATGCAGCTTATTTTTATGATGATAATTCTTCAAGATTTTTTCAAATAGCAGCTGATGGAAGTAAATCTAAAGTTTTATCTATGGGTGATGCTTATGGTCTACAATCATATTTTAATACATATAAAAATAAAGTTATAAACGATTTACCTTTAACAAATCAAACTTTTGATTTGCCAGCATCAACTAATTATAATTTTAATAAACAGGATAGGTATAATAATTTAGATGAAGGTTTGGGTGGTATAGCTATAGGTTATGACCCAGAATATAATGAGATTTTATTAACGTTAGGAGCAGAAAAAGAAATACCTAGAACGTTGGTGTTTAATGAAAAATTACAAGCATTTACATCTTTTGTATCTAAAATTCCAGCTGATTATATTTATTATAAAGGTAGGATGTATAATACCTATAATAAAGAGGGAGAGATTGATACTTTATATTTAGCAAATGGGTGGGTTAATGAACCTGCTGTTTTTGGGGAAAACAAATATTTAAACTTTGGAGGTATAGATTATTATATATGGCAATATGCAAATAATGAAGAAGTATATAAAGAGCCATTAGAAGTTGAAATGGTGTTTAATGATTTACCTATAACAAGTAAAATATTTGATAAAATACAGTTAACATTTAATACAGATACGGCTGAAGGATTGCAATATTTATATTTTCGTAAATTTGCATTTAAGGGAGCGGCAAATATAGATGAAATAGAACAGTTAGATGATGGTTCAGAAGACTTTGCTAATACAAATAATTTAGCAGATTCTGCAACTAGAACATGGTATTCGGTAAAAGATGGCTTTCATCAAATACCTATGAGAGCAAAAGATGGTCCATTAGGTCCACAGGGAAAGATAAGAGGAAACTATGCTACAGCAAGATTAACAATGGGTTGGGGAGAAGAGCACCCAAGTGGAGCTGATGTTTTAATAAAAAGTGAAAAGTTTAATATATTCTCTGCAGTACCTTTCTTCAGAGAGTCAAAAATATAATTATGGATGAAAATTTAAGAAAATCGATAGAAGCCATGATGGCAACGTATGGACCAGGTGGTAGAACAGATATCCTTGACCCAAACAAATTCAAAATAAAAAGTTTTGAAAGAGATGTTAAATTGTTTGAAGATGCTTTTGGTAAAGAAGCTTTGGCAGATTTGAAAAACAAACTAGGCGTTCCTAGAGGAGATGCTCCAAAAAATTTAAAATTAGTGGCTAACTTAGAAGGCATTACGGGGGATGACGTAACTGATATTACTCTTCCATCTATAGGTCCAACTAAGTTAGATGTTAATCCAGAATCTATTAAAGGATTAAATAAATATCAACAATATTTATCAGAACAGAAAACTGCAGATGCATTTAGGCCCACAATAAACACATCTAATGTATTAGCTCCAATAAAAACGAATGTTAATAAAACAACAACAAGTATTATACCAGGTCTTGATACACCTATAACCGCTCCAAGTTTTCTTCCTAGTAAAGGTGTAAGTGAAACAGGAACTTCTATGTTATTAGACAGAACTCCTAAGGTTGGAAAGAAGTTTGTTGATACTAAATTAGGCGGAGCTCTTTCTGGCCTGTTTAAAGATGAAGGAGCTAAATTTTTACAAAAAGGAACACAGGCTTCACAAACTTTAAAAGCAACTGGTGTAGGTTTAGCTTCAAGTTTAATAAGACCAGAACAAATATTAAGAACAGACAAAGAAGGTTTAAGAACAGAATATGGCGTTAAAGATGTTGCTGGTAGAGGACTTCAAGCTGCAAAAGGTTTTGGTTTAATTGCTTTAGGGGACCCTGTAGGTGGTCTTTTAGAAATAGGTCAGGGTGTGGTAGGATTGTTTACAGATGCTGGTCAAGTTAGAAGAGACAGAAGAACAGAAGACCAAATGAAAAAAGATGAGGCTAGAAAAAAATTACAAGAACAATTACTAGCTAGAGGTCAACAAGCGGCTGAAGCAAATTTAGAAGATAAACAAGCTGTTATGGAAAGATATGGTATGGTAGGAGAAAAAGGAATGATTACACCTACCAATATGAATATGGGAATGTCTTCTTTTTTATCAGATGGGTATAAAATGTATTTATCTAGAAATATGAGAGAAGAAGGGGGTATGGTAGAGGGAACCAGACCTGAGATGCTAAAGTATGCATATAAAAGTGGTGGTATGGTAAAAGGACCTAGTCACAAAAACGGCGGTGTTAAGTTTAATGTAGGCGGAGAAGTTGTAGAGTTAGAAGGCGGTGAAGCTGTTATAAATAAAAAGTCCACAAAAATGTTTAGAGATATTTTATCTCAAATCAATCAAGCAGGTGGAGGTGTTAAATTTGAAAAAGGTGGAATGTTAAGATATTAAATTATGGGTAAAAATCACGCGTCATATGAAATAGATAAAGGTATAGAGGGAGCTCCAATAGTTGATGAGCATGTAATGGTAGCCCTTTATGAGCTTATGCAACTAACAGGAGATGAAAAAGGTGACTTGTTTAGAGTAACAAGTGGCTTTAGAAATAAAGATAATTGGACAAAAGACGCCTCTAGTCACAAGCATGCCAGTGCTATAGATATTGGTTCAGGAAACGATTCAAAAAAACTAATGAGTTTCTTTTTTAAAAACTATACAGTTCCAAAAGGACAATCAAAATCAAGTTTTAATGCTCATAATCATACATATGAATTGACAGAAGAGGGTGCTGCTTTTTTAAAAAAACACAATGTAAGAATACTTGACGAAAGAGGAAGAAAAGGTGCTGCACATTGGCATTTTGATTTTTATAATCCAGGTTTTGAAAATGTTGACCCAGACAGAGCTTATGGTTTTTATGAAAAGGGAAAAAAAACTAAAAGCAGCACTAAACCTGGTGCTTTTAATGTTGTAGTATATGGAAATAAAAGTAAAACATATAAAGATAATGGTTTAAAAGAAACAGATGAATATAAAGAAATAGTTAACATACTTAAGCCTGATGCTATAGATGGAGGAAAATATGGCACTTTGTATAACATGGGAGAGGATAGTAATTTTGTAAAAAACATATTACCTAATTTAGGTGAGCCAAGATTTGACGAAAACTTTAAAGGCCCTATTACAGAAGAAAATCAAAAATTATTAAGAGACCAAGTTGACTTTTTTAATACATTAGAAAATCTTCAAAAAGCAGAATACACATTAACTGAAAATGAAAAGTTAGAGCTAGATAATAAAATTTATGATTCTACTTTAATGTTTAATGATTTTTTGTTAGGTAAAAAAACTGGCAATAAAGATTTAGATAATAGTTCTTATAGAGGTATATATAAAAATAATGATGATGATAAAAATAGGGCTATTTATTTAAACTTCATGGAAAAAGAATTAGGCTTAGATAACCTAGATTCAAATAACCCAGAAGATTTAGGAAGAAAAAGAGCTATATTAAATTATCTTTTTGCTAGCACAGATGGACAAAATTTTGCAAGAAGATTAGAGGGCAATGAGGGCTCTGTGTATCCTTTAGGTATAGGTGAAACTAGGCTTGAAAATATGTTTGAAGACTCAAATTATACACAAGAAAATATTTACCAATATTTAAAAACCCCAAAACTAGGTAATGTTTCTTTAGACTTTGTTAAAGATTCAGGTTTAAAATTAAATTTGGGGCCAGATAACATATATGATGCAACATATGGTGGTAAAGATAAACAACAAATTTTATTAGAAGGAAGAAGATACAAATCTTTTAAAGAAGTTGATGTTTCTAGTTTATTAAAACAAAAAAATTCAGCATTAGATAAAATTTTACGAGAACAGAATTTAATTGATTCAAGATATGGATTAGATTTAGCTACTGATTACGCAAATAATATTTTAGGATTAGATTTATCACCACCTACTACTGAAGATAATGTAGATACAAATCAAGGCATAGAAGATGATGAAGAAATAGATGAAGTAGAGATAGAATCAAATATAACAGATGAAACAGCAGATGAATTGGTTACAACAACTGACAAACAGATTCCTGACCTATCAAAAAATAAAAACAAAACATTTTACCCGCCTCTTAAAAGTTTAACAGATACCCCAACTGTGTCAGAAGAAGACGCTTCTTTATTAAATCAAGCAAACACTGCTGTTACTGCATTAAAAGCTGGAGCAGGTTTAGTACAATTAGGAAAAGCAATGCAAGATATACCAGCAGGTGAGTTTCCTGAAATATCACAGGCATATCAAGGTTATGCTGCAAAAATGAACCAGCTATCTAAAACGGGATTAACTGCTAGTGAAAAAACTGCTATAAGACAAGATTTAACAGATGCTTATCAAGCAGGTGTAAAAAATGTATTAAGAGCTTCAGGGGGCAATAGAGGTCTTTTCTTGGCTAATGCAGGTGTGTTAAATGCTAATAGAGTAGAAGGATTATTAAAGATGGGGGCTTTGGATGCGGCAACACAAAGAGATAATTTAAAGCAGTATGGTGAGGTTTTAAAAATTCAAGAAACGTTTAATCAAAAAAGTGGTATATTAGCAGAACAAATGAAATACGACGAAGCTAAAAGAAAGTCTGATTTATATGGAACTTTGGGGAGTACATTAATCGGTTCAGCTATAAGTGACATAGCTTATGCTACTGAAAAAGGTAGAACTAGTAAGGCAGAGGATATATTTGCAAAATTACTAGGTTCTAGTATAACTTCCGCAGAAATAGCAAGAGATGCTCAAGATGATAAATCTTTTTCTATAAACTTTAAAACAGATAACGAATAATATGTCTCAAAATTATTTAAATATCATAGGCAACTGGAATACCCAAGCTGATATGGGTAGAAAAAGAGCTAAAGCTGAAAGAGAATCTGAATTAAATATAATGAAAAATGAAGCTAAGCTTCAAATTGCAAATGAAAAAAATGCCGCAGCCACTTCTGAAAGACTTCAAAATATAAATAAACAAGCTGAAGCATTGTCTAGATTTGCTAGGAGTACAGATTTAAGTTCTATGCGAGAAGAAAATGAAACAGCTTTGTCTAAATTAAGACAGCAGCTAGAGTTTTATGGAGATGATATAAATGCTTTTATGAGAGGTGGTGGTAGAGAAATGATAAATGAATATAGAGATAGTGTTTTAAATAGCGAAACAGCACAAATGATAAGAAACAGTCATGTTTCTTTAACAAAGTATTTAGATGCAGCAGATTCTAGTCCTGAATTATTATCTGATATAGACAAAGAAAACTATTTAAAATGGAAGAATGGACAAATAAGAGAGTTTAAATATAGGGGAGAGTATATGCCTATTAATGATATTACCAAGCAAGAACTAGAACAAGCAAATGGAGATTTAGTAGAGGCTATGTATTTAAAGCAGCCTAATAATTACAGATATAATTATTCAATAGATACAGGAGTTCCTTTAGAGTCTATTGTAGATGACAGAGAGCTGTATAGATATGTTGCTAATAAGATAACTGGCGCGCAATTTGAGGTTGCTAAAAACTTTACTTTAGCAGATGCAAAAGGTGGTCAAAAAAGTTATAGTAAAAACATATCAGATGCTTTTGCTATGTTTAATCCTAATTATACAGGAGACTTTAATGGCTTTTATATGGACCCATCAAACAATAAAGCTTTACAGCAATTAGAAAATATAACTTGGATACAGCCATATAGCGAATCAGCAGGCGGTAGAAACAAAAGAGTATATGGACAACAAATGTTTGTGTCTGAAGCGCAAGGAATAGTAAAAGAATTATTTGGTGGTGATGGACAAAAAGTAACTTTTGAACAATTAAGGTCTTTACAGGGAAGAATGGGCGCTGTATCTGTATTTGGTGAAGATGGAGAGTTGTTAGTTGGTGGCGTAAAAAATAATAATGATTTTGGTTTTTGGAATAGAAATGATGATTATATAGTAGATGGTATAGAGTTAATGTTTGAGACTAAAGATATAAATGGAAAAACTAAATTATTTACAAAAGACGAATTAAGAAATGAAGGAACTAGAGACCAAGTTAAAAACCCAGTAATGACTCTAGTATTAAGAGATAAAGATGGTGTATTTAATCCAGATGATTATAGATATGTTAAATTAGATTTAGAACAAGATATAGTTAAAAAGGTTGTAGATGATGCCATGGGAACTATACAGGTTAATACAAAAAAGAATCTATCTAATAAACCAGAGCCATATAGATTTCAACCAGGAGAAAAATTTAAATACACTCAAAAAAATGTTATAGGCTTGGTGGATGCTTTAGCACCTATCGCCGCTGATGTCTTTACTACTAACAATCATAGCGAATATGATATTAATGGAGCTTCTGCATTAATAGGTCTTTCTATGAGAGATAATGACACTTTAAATCCTTTAGCTGTTTTAGAGGAGTTTAGAAGCTCTAATAATCCTGATATTAAAAAATTACTAACAGCTATAAAAGAAAACAAATATAACACTAAAGAAGATGATGGTTTCTATGATATCTATGAAAACATGTTAATAGAAGATTATAAAAAAGACGGGTTTACAGAAAAACAATCTATTAAGTTAGCCACTGATGAAGTAAAAGATTTAAAATTAGAGGTAAGCTATATAAAGTCAGGGTTTAATTTTTATGGAGGAACGGGTCAACAAGAACCAGAAGAAACTAACGAATAATATATGTCTGTTTTAAAAAGAATTTTAGACGAGTCAAAAGCACGTGGAGTACAAACACCAGAGGAAGGAGCAAATCTTTATGACCAGGGAGTACCTAAAATAGAAGAATCTCCTGAAGTTTCTGTTAACACAATACCACAACAAAATATAGCCGAACCCCCAACTCAAACATCAACTCAAGATGATAATAGATATGGGTTTGTGTATAGTCCTATATTAGAAAATAATCAAGACCAATTTGATACTACTGGCTCTACTATAGCAACATATGATGATGTTGTAACTCCTGCTATGGATTATTACATGGAAGAAAGAAAAACTGGCTTGCCTTTTATGGACTTGCCACAGGAAGCGTCTGAAGGAGCTAAAACAGCAGCCTTTAATAGTGATATTAATTATGTAGATTATACAGCTGGAGGAGAGTTCTTAAGAAGTTTTACAGCGGGTGTAGGTCAAGTCTTTAATAGTTTTGCTGATACAATGGATTGGTTAAGTGGAACAGATAGTGTAACAAATCAAGCCTCTCCAGAACTTGCTAATGAAGATGTTAATCTAAATGCACAAAATTTAAATTATTTAAATAATGTAGTGGGAGCTGATACAAGTTTTAATGTAGCAGAAGCTTTTAGAGCAGTAGGTGATGCTTTAGAATCTGTAGACGATAATATTAATATGAGTGGTATTGATGGTCAGTTTACTAGATTAGATGAAAATGGTAACTTAAAAATATCTTTTGCCCAAATGGCAAACCCAAAGTTTTGGTATACAAAGGTGGCTCAACAAATACCTAATTTATTAACTTTTATGGTTGGTGGTGCCGCTGTAGGTAAATTAGCAGTTAAAGGAGCTAAGGCTATTGGTGTTGCAGATAAAGTTGCTTTTAAAGGACCTTCTTTATTAAAAAGTATAGGAACAGGATTGGGAAGTAAGGCAATGGGAAAACTACCAAACACAGTAATAAAAGGAAAAGATATAGCAGGTTTCATTGGTGGTGGTGCTGGAGCTAACATGCTAGAAGGAGCAATGATTGCAGGTGAGGCACATAGACAGGTGTTAGAAAAAGGTGGAACAATAGACCAAGCCGCTTCTGCTGCTTATGGAGTTTTTGAAGATAACTTGAAATGGATGGCTATTGATGCCTTACAATACAATATATTAACTAAAGGTTTAAAAGGTATAGGCGCTGCTGTAAAGTTAAATAGTGGTATTAATTTTAAGACTGCTATTGCAAGATTTGCTTTAGGCTCTGGTGTTGCTGTAAGTGAAGGTATACTAGAACAGTTTCAGGAGGTTCATCAAGATTGGTCTACAAAGAAAAATACTGCAGAGGTTTTAGGCGAAGAATTTGATACAGGTTTTTTTGAATATTTCAATGACCCTGCTGTAGCAGAAACAAGAGTAGTAGCTTTTAGCTTGGGTATATTGGGAGCGGGTGCTGGTATTGTTAATCAGGGTGTAAGAGAGATGGCTATATCTACAATAGACTCTATCGCTGAAAGGTCTAGAATAATAGATAATAAAATTAAACGAACTGGATTTTCTGAAGAGTATGATGAAAATTTATTATTTGCTCAAGCCACTAAAGAAATAAATGAAAAGGGTTATTCAAAAGACCAATTTACAAAAGCAGAGGCTGTAGCACAAAAGGTAGAAGAAATAAGAGAAAGATTTTTAGCAGGTATTGTAGCAGCAGGAGAGATAGAATTAGGCAATATGCACATAGACAGGCTGGTAAAAGAACAAAAGCTCACACAAGAAGAAGGCGATAGCTTTAAGCAAAAGATGAATGAGATACAAGAGGCTTTCAATAAGTATGATAATGTGGGTATGAGTAGATTGACTTTTGAGGCTAAAAAAGAAATGGCTTACCTAGCTTATTATCAATCTAAAAATGATGAGATAATACAACAAAACAAAGATTATTATCAAGCACAAAGAGAAAAGGTAGAGGCTAACACTAAGATGAGTGATAGGGTAAGAAAGCAAAACTTAGAAGATATAGCCGCAGAAGAAAAACAAACAATAGAAATACTTGAAGAAACTAGCAAAGGTTATCAACAATCTATGGATAATCTTTATGATGAATCTAGAATACTTGCTAAAAAACAACAAGAAGAAAGAAAAGATATAATAAAACAAAGGCTAGCAGAACAAAAAGAAAAACAAGAGCAAGAATCTCCTACTCAGATTACAGAACAAGAAGTTAAACAAGAGAAAAAAGAAGAAGTAGAAAAAATAAAATCTGAAATAGAAAAATTAAGAAAGCGTGTTGTAGAGAATCAAACTACTAAGTCTAAACAATCTAATCAAAGAAAAATATTCAGACTATTAGAACAAAAATATATAGCACAAGGCTTGTCTAAAGAAAATGCTAAAAAAACAGTAAAAGAGGTAAGGTCTATATTAGATTCAAATCTAAAGTTTACTCTTTCTAAAGAAGGCCAGCAAGAGATAGAGACAGGGCAAATGGATGATGTGAAGATTGAAATGAAAAAAGGCAAAAGATTCTTTGCTTTAGAAAAAGCTTTAACAGAAAAGTTTAGAAAGAAAAATGTTAATATAGTTATTGGTGACTTTTCTAATACTAGATTTAGTAAAGAGATAAATCAATCATTTGATAATGTTAGATTAAATGGTGTAGCCATGGGCCTATCTGTCTATTTAGACTTAAACACCGCTACTAGAGAAACTTTAAAGCATGAGTTTTCACATATATACATGTCTGTACATTGGACCAGTAAACCAATGACAGCTCTAAAAAAAATAGTTTTAAAGAGTAATTTTTATAAAGAAGCTCAACGAAATTACTATGACCAGTTAATATTTGAAAAAGACAATGTAAAGTATAGATTGTCTAACATAATAAATCAACAAGAAATACAGGGATATTTAGAGTGGAGAAAAAAAACTAAAAAAGCAGACAAGTCTGTAGATGGTTATTTAGCATCACAAAGAGGCAAGCTTTCTAAGTTAGGATATAGAAAACTACGTGCACCAGAACAAAGATTCGTTTTGGAAGAAGCTGTGGCAAAAGTTTTAGAAGCCCCTTTGAGTGATTCGCAGATTAAAAAAGCGTTTACAACACAGGATTCTCCTACTGCAAAAAGAAAGATTGATGGATTCTTTTCTTATGTATCTAGTGTGTTTACAAGACAAGACTCTAAACAAATATTAGAGGCTGCAAATATAGAAGGTTTAGTTACAGAGCTAAAAGATGCTGTAGGTAAAGTAGATATTGATATGAAAAAGGTTAAGTCTTTTACTAAAAGAGTTAGAAGACAAAAGGGCTATGGAAACAAAATGCAGAGTCGTTATATTATGAACACTAGACAGACTGCAAAAAATGCTATTAAAACAGAGATAAATAACTTAATATATTCAGAGGCATTTAAAGAAACCAGAGAGGCTAAAGACAGCTTCAACCCTACAGGTAAAAGAAAAGGTATGCCTACAGCAAAGTATATACAGGCCTTACAAAATCTTATAACACAAAACTCTGAACAAATGCAGGAAAACGTTCAGCAGTATGGAGAAGAAGTTTCTAACTATTTATTTGATAATAATGGTAAGCCTAGAAAAGATTTCTTTGAATTAGTTAATGAAGAGTTCCAATCTTATAGAACATCTCCTATTGTAAAAATGGATTCAGAGTTTGAAAGCTTTACAGAAAATGATGAAAACTATGTTGAAGCATTTTTAGAAACTAGAAATGGTGAAGGGCGTATGGGTGAGTTTATGTCAGACTTTGTAAAAAAACAAATATCCATAGGTGGTGTAGATATAAACCTAAGACACTTAAGACAAGTTCTATATAACTCTGTAAAAGATGATGACGGTGTTATGTTAACAAAGGAGCAGTATGTAGAAAGGCATGAGACTATGCTAGAGGTACTAAAAGAAGGAGAAACATTTACATCTAAAAATCAGTTGTTAGCAAACTTTATGAATTATATGAAAGAAGTTTATAAAGGCGATAATACCATGCAGGGCAATCCTATAGAACATATATATCAAGAACTATCTAGTTTTAAGCAAATAGATTTTCATACTATATCTTTTGTAAACGGAAAGTATCAAATAAAAAAGTCTACTAAAATAGAAAACAATATTGTTAAAAAAAGAGCTAGAGAGTCTTTTATAAATTCATTTAAAGTAAAAGACAATAAACAAACTGATGAAGGCTTTACAGATAGCATGGTTTCTAGACTTAACTTAGTTTCTAATTTAATGTCTGTTCATAAAAAAATGATAGATGGCTCTTTGTCTGATGAGCAAAAAACAAAAATAGCAAAAGAGTTTGTTTACGAAAACTTATTTAAAAACAATAACGAACTTTATAGTAGTCCTGAAGCTATAGATGATGCTGTAGTTGAAGAGTTTGTTAAGTTTAAAAACGTAGAAGAGTCAGCTTCTTTTAAAATGATTCAAGATTTAGCTAGAATAGAGTTTCAAAGTAAAGAAGGCTCTAAAGGTAAGTTTGCGCAAGATGCAAGAAAAGGTAAAAAGGACCGAGCACATGTTGAAGGGGTTGTTAAAAAGTTTGCAGAAAGAACTGACTTACAATTAGCTATACAAGAAGGTAAACTAGACCCTAACTTTAAAGAAAACTTTAAATCTTTAATGAATTTTTCTATTAACAATAATAACTATTTAAGATATATAAATAAAAAAACAACTACACCAGCTAGAATGGTTATTAATAGAGACGGTTCTTTAGATTTTAAAAATGTATATCCTACAACTAAATCTTTTACACAGAGCACTCTAAATAATATATTAGAAAAAGCTATAGAAACACAAGAGTTAAAAGAGTTTGACTCTATGATGCTCATGCCTAACAATGAAAAGATTAATGTAACAGCTAAAATGAATTTTACTGATAACTTGATAGGTTATATTAATCAAGAAATGAAAACAGAAGAAGGTAAAAAGAATCTGTTAGAAATGTTTGAGGGCAACTTGTATATAGAAAATGCTATAAAAAACAATACGCTCCCTGAGATAGTAGAAGTAATGGGGTATCAACAAGAAAAAGATGGATTTGCTAGGGGTAAAGCTCCAGCAAAAGTATATACTTCAGCTCAAATAGGATTAATAGTAGATGCTATAGAATCAGGAACAGATACTTATAGTCAAAGTGTAACAGTATTTTCTGACAAGAAAAACGAAGTTCACATTAAAAACACTAAGCTTTTAACTTTAGAAGAAGCTCGTAAAGAAATAAAGAAGTTTGAAGGCAGTCCAGTAACATTTTTAAATGGAGATATTTATTTATCAGGAGACCAAAACTTTATAAATCAGTTAACTAAAGATTTAGAAACTTTTGTTAATAATAACAATATTGAAGTAAGTCCTAATATATTAGAACAAGTAGCCCTAAACTATGCTATAAACAAAATGCATGCCAAAGATTTATTATTAGGTCCTGCTAAATACTTTAAAAATGGTAGAGATTATATTAAAAGGTCAGCTGGGCCTATTGCATCAGGTATAAAGATGGGTGGAAGGATAGAACCTATTATGATTAAAGATTCTGTGTTTTATTTAAACAAAGAAGATGAGTCTGATATTATATTCGAAGAACAATATAACAAACTTTCAGCTAAAAAAAAGAAACAATATGATGAAGTTAATAGAACGGATGCTACATCATTTATTTTACCTGAAGATGGAAAAGATATTAAAAGTTTATTTGGTGGAGTAAGACAGCCAGGTAATCATTATAAGTTTGTATATAATGGACAAAACTTTGACAACAAACAATTTGAAAACAAATTTGGTAAAAGGCTTCCTTTCTATGGAAAAACTAATGTATTTGTATTGTCAGATAATTTAATTGCTCAACATCCTAAATTTGCAGAACTAGCTCAAGCATTAAGGTTAAGAAAAAAACAAGGCGTAGTTCCTATTATTATGTTTAATTCAGCTATTAAAGTTCAAAGTAATGAAATGACAGAGTCTTTAGTAAGTGTAGATGAATTACAAGAGCTTTTAAAAAATGAGGGAAAGAAGCTGAACGAAATGCAAGATGACTTTTTTGTAGACAGAGAAAATGGATTGACTGGCTTAGATGGTAATAATTTCTTTTTACAAACGGAACTAGATAAATCTTCAAGTGATGCTATATTTGGAAAACAGTTTATAGCCATGCTACTTTCTTTACCACAAAATAGTAAAGAAGCTGTAGGTGTAGTTAAAAAGCTAATGAATGCTAGAAACTCTTTAAATGAAAATAAGCTAAGTAAGTTTAGACCTGACAATAAAGACTTTAGGGAAGCTGTCGCTAATGTTATGGACCCAAAGATATTTGGTGAGGCAGTAATAGAGCAAGTAAGAAGCGGAAGTATAGATGCAAACACTATAGAGGTAATTAATAAAACCCTTAAATCGCAGTTCCAAAAATCTATGAAGCTGCGTGCTCCAGGTGGACTACTACATCAATCTACAGACTTTGCTATAGACACAGAGAATATATCTAAAGATAAGATATCTGAATCTCCAGGACTAAAAGGTTATGTAAAAGAAGATGGTAACATAAAAGAATATGCAGAGGTTATTGTAGACGAATCTTTGGGTTATCAAGAAGGAGATATTATTATACTACAAAGGGTTCCTTTCTCTAAACTAGGAGATGCTGTAATAGGTAGAGTAAAAGGCACTGTGTCTAATTCAGGTTCTATGGTTATGATTCCAGCAGAACTTTCACACAAGATAGGTTCTGATATGGACGGTGATTCATTGCATGTTGTGGGTGAATTTAAAGAAACAAAAAACAAAGCTCAAGAAGAATTTAACGAAGCTTTTAATTCAGTTATAGATATGTTAAGCAAGAAAGAGTATCAAGCATATATGGAGGCTGATATGAACTTTGAATCTGCTGTAGAAGAAGCTATAAGTAAATTCCCAAAAGGAATAACCCCAGTCAATGATAATAAAAATGATTTATCTATACTAGGTAATAACGATATATACAAATCAAATGTATTAGGAGCTGGTATGATAGGTATTGCAGCTGTGTTAAACACTACACAAAAGACATTAAGTAACTTTAAAGTGTTAGGACACCCACTACAAAGCACTATTAATAATAATGAAATACAAAGAAGCTTTGAGGATGGTGGTAGTGCATTTAAAAATGTAGCTTATATATTAAATATCTTTTTAGATAATGCAAGTAAAGGTAAAGCTAACCAGATGAATATGAATATTAATACGTTTAATATTATACAACAACTTGTATTAAGAAACGTAGAGTTCAATAATATTATGGCTATACTTAATCACCCTGCTACAAAAAGGGTTTCAGAAATAATGTCTAATTTAGAAGGCAGACTAGCAGACAATATTCAAACAGCTATAGAACAAGCTTCACAAGAATTAAATGTTACATCTTTAGATGCGTATGATATACAAATAAATGATAGCTTTGTTAATCAAAATGCTGAAGTATTAACTTTATTAAATGAAATCTATGATGTAAAGCAAGGTGCTGAGCAGAATTATTTTGGTCAAGGAACTTCTTTCTTGGGAACTATTAGCACGTTAAATAATTTGGACAGTAAAATGCCTGAAAACATACACGGCGCTAGAGAGTTAAAGGCTAAAATAGATAAGTTAATAAAACATATATCTGGAACAAAAGGCTCTGCAATATTTGATGCGTCTGGTTTATATAAAAATGGACAGTTTACTTCACCTGTGTTACAAGAAAACTATACTAAACTAACTGAATATATAAATGATTTAACTAAGCTAGACCCTGTTCACCAATCAGAGTTTAAATCTATAGCCACATCAGAAGCCTCTACTAATAAATTAAAATCATTACTGTTAAGAATGGTAGGTCCAGAACTATATCAATACAATCCTGCAAATATTTTAGGTAGCGTAATGTCTGCTGATGTAAAGGTTCTTGAAAAACTAGCTGATGCTAATTCAAAAATTCAAGACATTAATAATATAATTTTAGAAAATTTATCAAAAGTCTCTTTGAACAATTCGCAGTATGAGTTCTTTAAATTTTTAAGTATAGAAAAGGTAGGACCAAACTACAAAATAAAACTAAACAGAAACATAAAAGAAAACTACGAATTAGCACAAGAAGCTTTTGAAAAACTACCACCTAACATGCAAGATTATTTAGCTCATTATGATTTGGTGTTTAATAATCATACGGGTATAGATGCTATATTACCTTACATGGGTAAGTCAAAAAAATCAAAAAGATTTGGTATATACAAATTAGGTAAAAAAATAAATTTAGAAAAGGTAGCAACTAAGCAACATTTAGAAAAAGTAAAAAGATTTGTAGAAAACAAAACAATAGCTTCTACATCAATGAGTCCTTTCTTTATAGAAAAAGCTAGAGAAGAAGTTGTTGTAGAAGAAAACGAATCAGGCGAGGTAATGTATTCTAGAAAAGTTCAACCAGAGGTGTTGGGTGTAGCTAAAGGTAAACAAATTATAGACCAAGATGGTAACTTTGGTAGCACAGCTATGTATTCTTATTCAGAGCAAATAGATTCAGAAGAAAGCATGCCTGGACTTAAAGGTATGATTGAATATTTAAGAGTTGCTGCAGGTAAGTCCTTTGAAAGTGAACAAGATGCACAAGCTAGATTAGAACCAAAACAATACGAGGCTTACAAAGAAATGCACAAAAAATACAAAGAGGACTTTGTTAAAGTATCTGAGTTAGAGGCTAAGCTAATATCTACTGATAAAAATGGTAACATGAAAATTGAATCTGATGCATATACTGTAGATGATTTAATTAAACAAATGAAAGAGTTAAACACGTTTGACAAAACTGCTAAAACAAGACTTTACAACACTATTGGTCAAGTTGTAGGAGCTAAAATAGCATTAAAGGTTATTCAAACACAACTTAACAATGCAGAAAAAAACGGTCTTTCTCAAGAAATAATAGATAAATTAGAAAAAGAAAAACAAGACATAAAATTAAAAAAACAAGGGGGTGATATTAGTAAGGTTACTAAATGGTTAAGCACTGATATAAGTGATTCAATTAGAGGCGAAATAGCAGAACTTCTTAATGTTCTTAATCAAGAAGAGATGTTGTATGGAATAGAAATGGATAAGGTTAACAATAAGTTTAAAATGGATAAAACTTATGAAAACTTGTTAAAGTCTAAACTTGGTAAAGGTAAAAGCAACTTGTGGTTCTTAAAGTATGGTTTATATAAACTTAGTTATGTAGCTAGATATTATTACAACCAAAGAATTTTTGGAAACTTAATGATTGAAAAGCAATTAGAAGTTCCTAATATAATTGAAAGAAATGGTAAAAAAATACAGTCTGGAACTAAATATAAAAGAATATTAGAGTTAAAAGAAGTAGCAGATGACAGTTTTACTCCAGAGGAATTGGCGTATTTTAATATGTATAAACAAGTGACTGAAACCTTTCAAAAACATTTATCACAAAAAATAGGACAAGATGGTGAAGTGGTTTTAAAAGAAGGTAGAAAAAATTATATACCTCACAGAAGCATGTCTAGAAATGAAATGATGATTGCTAGGAATTTAACATCTGCTTATATATTAAATAACTACTCACATGAACTGTCTAAGATTGTGGTCGTAAACAGAAAAACTGGAGAGTCCAAACCTTTGCGTGACTTTATTGAAGAATATAAGATTTTACAAATAGATAAAAATACAAAACGTTCTATTAAATTAGGCTCTGCACAAGATAGAGCTTTAAGGTCAGAAATAAAACAACTTATATCTGATGCTAATAGGTATTTAAAAAGAGGGACTGATGCAGATGGCAATGTTATTATTAGAGAACAAGCGCAAGATAATGAAATGGGTAAATACTTTAATAGATATGTAGAAGAACGTTCTAGTTCTGCTGAGTTTAGCGGCACTATAGATATGCACGCAGCTTTACAAGACTACGTTAGAACTAATTTATTTTATCATGGTTTAGATTCTCAGTCAGGATTTAAATTTAAAGGTATAACAGAACAGATACCATTGATAGATGGTATAATGGGTTATCAATCTTTAAGAGGTAGAGAAAACGCAAGAACTTGGGTAAAAGAATTATTGTTAGAAAGATATGTTTTGAAAAAAACAGCTAAAAAATCTTTATTTACAGCTAGTGGAGAAAGAATTTGGGCAGACAAAATATTTGAAAATTTACATAAGTGGACAATGTTTATTGGTTTAGGTTTTAACTTTACTGCGGGTGTTGGTAACATATTAATAGGTAAGTACAACACCTTTAGACAAGCTGGTTGGACTAAATTTAGAGTTGGTGAAGCTAGATTTTTTGGTATGACTAAAAAAGGTTTTGATAAAAACATTGCTAATAAAACTAGAAAGATAACTACATACTTTGGTTTATTAAATGAATCTTCTGCACAAATTAGTGAAGATATATTTAGAGGCCCATTTGGAGATTTAGTGTTTGTTGCCATGGTGGGTTCAGAGAAGTATATACAAAGAGCACAGTTTGCGGGTATGATGACAGATGCTGAGTTTGATTCTTTTGAAATAGTAAATGGTCAAGTAAAAGTAAAACCAGGCCAAAACACTGTAGAGAAAAACAAAACTAATAAAGAAGTATTTGATGAGCTATCTAAAAATGCTGACAGATATAAATCAAAAATATTTGAGGTACAGGGTCAGGGTTATACAGAATTAGACCAAAGATTAATACAACACTATTCTATTGTAAATGGTTTGTTACAATTTAAGAGATGGTTGCCTACATTTATATTAGATAGAATGTCTGCAGAAAAACAACTAAGAAGTGGAGAGTGGTACATAGGTACAGCTCCTGCTATGATATCTTATATGAAAGATGTTATACTTGACCCAGATGGTAAAGATGTAAGAGGTAAGTTTGTTACTGCCTTTAGAAAACTTCCAAAACACAGACAAGAGGCTGTGGCTAGAGCTTATAGAGGTGTGCTTGGTATGATGACGGTAGTTTGTTTATATGCATTTACAGGAGGGTTTAGTGAAGATGATGATGAAAGTGCTGTACAGAAACAATTAAAAAGAACTTTCTGGGATATGAACCTTATGTTAAACATAGACAAATGGCAATATATGATTTCTATGCCAGCAGCACAAACAGGTGAAAACTTATTATTTGGTATGAAAGATTTAGTTACTAGAGCAGAATATCAAAGAGATGCAAAGTATGGTGATAAAGGAGATTTAAAAGCACGTGGTAGATTAGCTAGATTGTTCCCTAATATTGTTAGAGGTGCGTTTGCTAAAGAGTAAAAAATCAATAAATAAAAATTAGTATATTTGTATAACGATAAAACTGAAAAATAATGGCGTATTCAACAACACCAACAACAAAAGTTACCATTAGCATTAGTAGTAATGGACTAACTTCAGAAGCTATAAATGTTAGTCAAACATTTGAGCTTACTGCTATTGATAATGTTACAGGGTTAAAAAACTCTACAGGAATAAGAAGACAAAAAGGATTTAATAGTGGCGTAGTAGTTTATGATTCAGATAAGCATGGGGCTGCAGCTAATCAAGGTTGGTTATGGGTTCATAATCCTAATACAAGCACAAATGGAAGTGTTTATATTACTATTACAGCAACTAACTCTTCTGCTCAAGATTGTATTATAGGAAAAATTTATGAAGGTAAAAGTTGTTTAATACCATTAGAAGGACACACGGGGGCTTCAGATATAACACTAACTACTGCAAATGCAGGAGATTTTGTTGAATATTGTGTGTTTGCAGAAACTGTAGATGCTGATTCAACTACAAACGAATTAGGTAAAGCTTAAAATAATATAATATGGCAACAAAAATAGTAGACCCAGTAAGTAAAGTTAACATAAGTATAACTTCTGCTAACATAACATCTAACCCTCTTAATTTAAATTGTTCTTTTGACCTTAATAAGGCGGGTACAAGAAATGGTTTAGATGTGTTTACAGGAATATCAAGAAGAAGTCATGGTTCAACTACTGCCTTAAGGGTAATAGACGAGGCTGATTTTGATGATGATAAAGCTCATGTATTATACATAAAGTGTTTATCTACAACTATTACTGAATATTTAGAGATATTTGTAAAAGATGGGGACTCTCCAGATGATGCTAACAATTTATTAGGAAGAGTTTATGCAGGAAATGCATTTGTTATACCTTACGCAGGTCATTTAGATGTATTTGTTGGGCAGTCAGCTGCCGATATGGAATATGAAATAGCGCTATTTAGCGAATAATAATAATTAAAATTAAAAAAATGGGAAGTTTATTAGATAACCTTAGAGGTTCAAGAAAAACAAGTAGAAGTAAAAGCAGAACTTCTGTTGCTAAATCAAAATTTAAAAGCAAAATATCTGCTAAAACTACTAAAGTCGTTGCTAAACCTAAAAAAGTTAAAAAACCAATTAAACCTGGAAAAGGAAAGGGAGGTAAATAAATAATAAAAATATAAATTATGCCTGGAATAAAAACAACCATATACGATGCTTGTGTAATGGTAAATAACTCAACATTTGATTTAAGGGGTCCTGCGGATAAAGTTGGCATTACAGTTAATGGTGCCGTTACGCGAGGTCAAGAAACTATTACCGTAGATGGCACAGATGCAAGAGGATTAGATGTGGGTGATAAAGTAGTAAGCGGATTAACGGGAAAAGCTATAGGTATTGTCGAGTCAACAACAGAGTTTTCTGTAACTCTTGAAAGGGGTAGCCTTATAAACTTAGAGGATGATGACACCATAGAGTTAGCCCCTAAATTTGAAATTGTAGGTATTATGCCTCTTGGTAAAACATCTGCTAATGTAAATGAAAGTTCTACAGAGATTACTGTTTTAATACCAGTTGATAGAAATTGGATAGGAACAGTTGCGCCTAATGGAGGTACTTATTCTGCCCATGACGATGCTGTTACTAGATTTGGCGCTGGTAGTGAGACCACAAAGCCTCTTATAACCACTCAATGTTTTCCTTCTGGTACTTTAATTGAAGGAAGATGGAAGGCTTGTGGTGTGGGTTCTGGAGAATTTGCTATGCTTTATTTAAAGTCAGCCCCTTCCAAATCTTTTACAAGCTCTTATTAAAATGAAAAATATATTAGTCATATTAGTATTATTATGCTCTGTGGCTAATGCCCAAATAAAAGACTTTTTTAAATACTCTACCTTTTATGTATCTAGCTCAATGAGTTCTTCTACATTAGAAGATGGCATGTATAAGATAGAGGACAAAGTCTTAATAGACATCACAGAAATAAATCCATTTGATTATAATTACACTATAGGATTACGTAAGGTGGCTCGTTTTGATTACGAACACAAGGTTAAATCATTTTATGATGGCACAGAGTCACAGATATCAAATAAAGCTCCTATAGGTAACGCAAAAGGCTTTGAATACTTAGCGAACCTTTCTTTAGTACGAGATAGAGGAGAAGAGTTTGTAAATCAGGATTTCTTCCTACGTTATTTGAGTGATTCGTACCTTATTAAAAGTCAGTTTGTAGACAATCAAAAGTATGATTTAAAATATATATTATCAGAGTTAAGATGGAGAAAAAACGTAGGAAACTTTGATTTTTCTATGGGTGCAGCATTTAGAGTGCATCCTGTTTATGGGATAGTTCCTATAAACGAATCTTGGGACCCAGCCGTAACACCTTTTTCTGCAATAGCAGAGGATTTTGGTTACGTAAGCGAACAGTGGTCACAAGGAGGCTACGTAAACTATGATTGGTTTGATATTTCTAGCGGAGATTCAGTTCAAGTAGCACATTCAACAGGAGAATTTATGAGACATTACTTTGGTAATGCTATAGATGAATATAATGACAGAGAACTTAAGAAATTAGGTTTGCAAAAGGAATTATCTGTTATATTAGGAGTTGCTTATTATAAGTACACTTCTGATTTTTGGCTACATGGCTGGATGAATGTCCTGCCCTACCATATAGGACTAGACGATTATAGTTTTGATTACAGTGATAATCAGTGGTCAGAGGAGGGCATACCAGCTATTATAGAATGGGATGCTGGACTTGTTATGGGGTACAGAATTACTAGAAATCTTGGTTTTTTTGTAGAGGGAATACATCAAAGATATTGGATGCGCCCCATATACGAATTTAAGATTGGAATAAATTTCTTATTTTTATAGTATGAAAAGATTATTATTTATATTATTATTTGTATTTGGTTATGGATTTAGTCAAACAAACTGCGAACTTTGTGTTGAACAAAATGGGTTTTATTGTGGAGATGACCCTGCTAATTGGACTCAGTATTCTCCTAATGGTTGCGTTCCTAATGGTCTTAATGACCTTTTTTATCTTAACGATGGGTGGGAAGATTGTGTCGATGGTAGCGATGAGCAAGACGCTGTTCCAACGACGTTTTTAGATTGTTTACCACCACTTCCTGATTGTGATACTATATTTTTAACAGAATACGAAACCATATTTGATACTATAATAAACACAGAGTTTGTTTATGAAATTATAATAGACACCGTAGAAGTAGAGGTGTTTGTACCAGAATATATATATGTAATAGATACTGTAACTGTATATGAAGATATTTTAGACACATTGTTTGTAGATGTAATAGAGTATGTAGATGTTATGGTTTACGATACTATTATAGAAATAGAATATGTAGAGTTTATAGAATATGTAGATTGCGACACGGGTTTACCTTGTTCATCTAATCTACAAGAAATAATAAAAGCAACAGAGGGCAATAATAGAATGTATAACTTATTAGGTCAGGCAATCAGAGAACCCAAAGGTTTATATATCCAAAACGGAAAAATTAAATATCAATTAAAAAAATAAAATTATGCCAGGTTATAAAATGAAAAAAGACTACATGAAAAAAATGGGACATGGAGGAATGACAATGAACTCTCCTAGTTTATTAGACAATGTAAAAACTTCTTACGAAATGGGTGGTGTTATGGAAGAATATGCCATGGGTGGAAAACTAAAAGAGGTTATGCCAAATCAAAAAGGATTAGCAAAGTTGCCTAAAGAGGTTAGAAACAAAATGGGATATATGAAAAAAGGAGGAATGATGGAGTATGGAAGAGGTGGAAAAATGGAATATGGTCACGGAGGAATGATGAGTGGAGGAATGATGAAACAACACGACTAATTATGCCAGGTAGAAAAAAATATAAAAATATAGTTTCTTCTATGGGTGAGGACTCTAAAGTAGTAACCACTGACAGAAAAATTAAAGAAAAAGGTAAATTTGGTAAACTTAAATATAAATTTAACCCTGACGGAACTCTTAAAAAAACTGTTAGAAAAAAAGGTTTTAGAAGAGTAGTAGATAAACCTAAAAGAGATTCTAGAAAAACTATAGCTAATAGATTTAGAAATATCATAGACGAAAGAAGAACCTCTAGGTTTATGGATGGTGGAATAATTCAACACGATTAATTATGAATATATTTAAAGACGATAACAATTGGAATGAAAAGTCTATAGTAGGATTTATAGCTTTTCTTATTATGGTTGTAGTAATGATTATAGATTTAGTAACTGGAGCCGCAGGTTCTGATTTAGTTATAAATAAATTTGTGTATGATTCATTTGTATGGGTTGTACTCGGATGTTTTGGTATAAGTGGGGTAGAAAAGTTTTCAAATAAAAAATGTAATAATTGTCCTAAGTAATGTCAAAAGAAATATCAGAAGATTCAAAGTTTGAAGTTAGTATTAAAACCTTAGGTGGGCTAGCGGTGTTAATATTTGCTTTTGTAGGTATGTGGTTTACTCTTCAAGCTGAGATAGCTGAAGCAAAGCTACTTCCTATACCGCCTGACCCTGAAGTAACAAAGATGGAGTTTGATATGAAAGACCAAATGATTAGACAAACTATATTAGATACACAAGAAGACATGAAAGAGGTAAAAGAAGACTTGAAGTATTTAAGAAATAAACTAGATAACATGAATTAATATGAATATTGCTAACATTCTATATGTATTAATGATGTTGTTTTTTTTTGGACTAGGAATTACATTTGGACAAAGTTTTGTAAGCTCTGATAATTTTAAAAATACAATAGCAAAAGATATAGTTGCTATAGAGTTTTGGGCTGCTTGGAATTCATCTAATGAATTTTCAGAGTTTTCTAAACTAAAAGAGTGCTCTAAATATAGAGTAGATATAGGTAAATGTAACAAAATACAAAAGCAATATAGTGTTACAGGTATTCCTACTGTTATTATATTTGAAAACGGAGAAGAAAAAGAAAGGTTTAATCCTAATATTATGTTTCAATTAAGTGTAGATAGAAAAACTATACAGCACTCAATAGACACATTAACATTAAATAAATTTCAATAATTAAAAAAAATATTATGCCAGATAAAAAAGGAAAACTTAGTTGGAACGAGATGGCTAAAAATCTCTATTACGAAACAACCAAAAAAAAGAAGAAAAAGGAATATCCTCAATTCTTAAATCCTAGAAAAAACCCACTTCTTCCAGGTATATTAGCAAGTTATAAGGATAAACAAATAAAAAATAAAAAGATAGAAAAAGAGAGACAGGATTCTATTTCAAAAGCATTTTTAGAAAAAATTGACAAATCTTTTTATACTCATCCAAGTCAAAAAAAAGACAGTGCGTATTATGATTCTTTAAGAAACGTTGTGCCTAAAAAATTTAAAAAAGGAGGAAAATTAAAAGGTGGTAATAGAGATATGTTTAGTCAACAATATGATTAATATGAAATTAACTAAAGAAATAATAGAAGAAGGCGTAAAGTCAAAAGGTTATAGATGGTTTGAAAAAGGCGACTATAATCTTAATATAGTAGGTGTAAGAAACTCTGACACAGGCACAGAAGTTACTAATAAGTTTGATGATAAGATAACATTATCATTTAAATGTGATGGTCAGTGGGAGTTTTATTGTTATGATTGTACTACAGACCCAGGAAGATATTGGGTTGAGAACATAATGAGAAAGGAAGGTGTGGCTGTTCTTAAAGAAGGACAGTATCGTGGTTCTCATAAAATTAGATTACATCAGGGTAGATATGAAGCGTTAGGACAAAATGGTCCTGTAACTGTATATAGAGATGCTAATAAGGACAATAAGTTTGATTTAAGCGACGATAATACACAAACTGGACTCTTTGGTATAAACATACACAGAGCAACAAAATGGGGAGGTAAAAAATCTTCTAAAGTAGATAAGTGGTCTGCTGGATGTCAAGTAATAGCTGCTAATGACGATTGGCATGAGTTTATGGATATTTGTAGAGTGGCTAGAGATACTTGGGGTAACAGCTTCACTTATACTTTATTAGACAGTAAGGATTTAAAAATATAATATGTTTAAAGGACTTTTAAAATCATTAGTAGGTGATGCAAGTAACATTATAGATAATGTTGTAACCACAAAGGAGGAAAAAATAAGATTAAAGAATGAGATGAAGCAAATGCTTTTGAATTCTGAAGCTGATTTACAAAGAAATGTAACAGACAGATGGAAGGCAGATATGGCATCTGATTCTTGGTTAAGCAAAAATGTAAGACCAATAACTCTTATATTTATGTTAGTTTGTACTATGTTATTAATATTTATTGATGCAGGTGCAATAGACTTCACAGTAGAAGATAAATGGACAGATTTGTTGCAAATTGTTTTGATTACTATTGTGGGTAGTTATTTTGGGGGAAGGTCAATTGAAAAATTAAAATCAACTAGTAAAAAATAGATTTATGCCAGAAAGAACGTTTAAAAATCCATTTACAGGAAGAGTTAGGGTAACTTACAAAAATAAAAAAAAGGGAAAAAAACGTAAGACAGTAGAGGTTTACAAACCCAATCCTGACCCTTACTCAATGAGAGATAAAATATACATAAAAGACAAATATAAAGAAAAAAAGACAGCACTAGGGTTTGATAAAAAAAGTAAAAAAATAAAAAATGTTAATTTAGACGCAAGAAGTTTTAAAGACACAAGATATTCACCCACTAGTAACACAAAAAGAGTTGTTTTTTCTGAAGGAAAAAGAAGAGGTGATGCAGATGATTTTGGTAGTAAAAAATCAAAAACACTAAAAGCAACAAATCCTTTTATTGATTCACCAATACCAACAGAAAAAGAAAGAAAAAACAAAAAACCAAAAATAGCAAAAAGAGGCGGTATAATAATGGGAGAAAGTCGTTTTAGAAATCAATACGATTAATTATGCCAAATAAAAAAAAAGAAAAATTTAAAGAAAGAGGCTACAAGACTGTTAATTTTTATGGTCCTGATGGAAGAGTTATAAAACAAAAAAGAAAAAAAATAGGTTCAACTTCTAAAGATATACTAATAGGACCTGACATATCACCTCCTGTAATTAAAAATATTCCAGGTGAAAGCGACAGTGATTATAGAAATAGAGCTTTAGAAGTATATAAAAATTATTTAAGTAATAGAACACCATCTAAATTAATTAGAAAAAGGGGTTTTCTTGGTCTTAAAAAATTAAAAGAAACTACATATAAAAAAGGTGGTGTAGTTATGGGAGAATATAGTTTTAAAAATCAACATGATTAATTATGGCAAAAGGAAATAATTTTAAATTTGTAGGGAATAAAAGAAGTAAAAGGCCTGGTGTGCATTCAAAAAATGCATCTAAGGGTCAGAATGCATATAAAAAACAATATAGAGGACAAGG